ATGCTTGAGTAATGCCATTAACAGTTAATCCACTTGTTGAAGAATAACTCAATGTACTTGCAGAACTAAAAGCACTTGTACCATTACCATACGGAATATATCCTGATGTTAAAGAAGTTAATCCTGTGCCACCATAAGCAACACCAAGAGCATTTGTTAAATTAAGCGTATTAGCCGTTAAAGTTGTGCCGTTAAAAGTAAGATTAGCACTATCTTGTAATAATCCACTTGTACCAGCGTAAGTTACTCGACCACTGGTTAATCCTGAGTCGGTAATGCTTGTAAATGTTCCTGCACCAATGTTAATGCTGTTTACCCATTGAGGTGCTGTTCCTGAAGATGACAGTATGTAGTTTGCTGTACCAATAGCTAGTTTAGATAAAGCTGTACCTGATGCATAGTAAGGCAAATCACCTGCTGTGTAGCTCGATAAACCTGTTCCGCCATTGCTTGTTATCAATGTGCCTGCAACCGTAATTGCACCTGTGGTTGCGGTATTAGGTGTTAAGCCTGTAGTGCCGAAGCTAAGTGATGCTACGTTGACGTTACCTGCTTTAGAAGCTAGTACTTGAACCACACCGGCGTTGTCCTTGTAGTACAACTTACCATCGGTAATGTTGATCGCCAACTCGCCGTTGACTAAGTTGCCCGACGTTGGCGCAGTAGAAGCCGTTGTGCTGTAATATAAACTAATTGGTGTGTAGCCAGTAGCCGCCATGTTTTTTCCTTAGTTAAAAAGTACCGCCGGATACGCCGACGTAGTTTGTTGCTGTAATGGTTGTGCCTGTAATTGCCGCCGCGGTTGACGCGCCGATTGTGGTTCCGTTAATGCTGCCACCAGTAATTGCCACGGAGTTAGCGTTTTGTGTTGACATTGTGCCAAGACCGGTTACCTGCGTGTTAGCAATTGAAATACTGGTGCTGCTCGCCGCGGTTAGCTGCCCCTGGGCGTTTACAGTAAACGTCCCAACACTACTCGCTGATCCGTAGGACCCAGCATTTACCGCGGTGTTTGCTAGTGCAATGGTGACCGGTGCGGAACCGTTAAAACTTGTACCTGACAACCCCGTTCCAATGGTTAACGTATTTGTTGTGTTCGCGCTAATTGTTCCGGAGCCACCTAAACTAATTAACGTGCCGTTAACTGTTAAGGAGCTATTTGCTAACTGCGCGTTGGTAACCGTGCCACTTAACGCGGTGGTTGGGATCGTTGTAGAGGCCGTTACGGCGCTTGTTCCGTTCGCGTACATGTAACCGGTCAACCCGGTCACAGAAATGCTGCTAAAAGCCTCTGATGAGCTTCCAAGCACCTTTTCCCAGGCGTTTGTTGTTCCGTTAAATATCGCCCAATCACCTACTGACCACAACGAAATACCGTTAAGTGTTGTTGTGCCGGCGGTGGAAACAATGTAATAGTTATTATTTGTGCCTACACTAGACGTCAACGTTGGTGTATTGGTTGCTGCGTTCCAGGTTCCCTGATACGCTGGCGAGTTTAACGCATTGGTTGTAATTGAGGTAATTTGACCTTGCGCGTTCACGGTTAATGATGGAATCGCCGTGGCGGATCCATAAGTTCCCGCGCTTACACCCGTACTGGCTAAGGCAATTGTAACTGGTGTTGAGCCGTTGTAGCTTGTGCCAGATAAACCGGTGCCAATCGTTAAGGTGTTACTCGCCGTTGCTGTTACCGTTACGCTGCCGCCTAAACTAACCGAAGAACCATTAATGGTGATGCTTGAGTTAGTTAACTGACTATTTCCAATACCGCCGAGCGTGCCGCCAAGTGTTAAGCTGCCGCTGCTTGTTACCGTACCGGTTAATGTAATGCCGTTCACGGAGCCTGTGCCGGACACACTGGTTACCGTACCCTGCGGGTTGGACGCCGTTGTTATGTTTGTTACGCGTCCGTATGTGTCCACTGTAACAACCGGGATTAATGTTGATGACCCCGTGGTTCCTGGCGTAACAATACCGTTTGCTAAGTTAATGGTTGGTGTTGTGCCGCCGCTACTTGTAATGTTACCTGTCGTACCGGACACACTGGTTACGTACGTACCGGCGGGTTGCTTATTGTTAAATGTGTTCCAGTCGGTGCTAGTTAAGTAACCACTTGCCGATGTTGTGGCCGCCGGCATACTAATCGCCGGTGTTGCACCGCCTGAGGATACCACTGGCGATGTGCCAGTAACGCTCGTTACGGTACCAACGTTAATACTGCCGCCTAAGCTGGTTGACGTGCCGTTAATTGTAATTGCGCTGTTTGCAAGCTGCGCGTTGGTAACGGTACCACTTAAATCTGTTGTTGGAACCGTCGTGCTGGCTGTCATCGCCGACGTGCCGTTTCCTTTTACGTAACCTGTGAGCGTTGTCGCGCCGGTTCCGCCATTTGACGGGTTTAATGTGCCGCCAAGGACCACCGCGCCTGAGGTTGGTATGCTTGGTGTTAAACCTGTTGTGCCGCCACTAAACGTGCCCGACGCGCCTGGTGCGCCCGCCGGTATACCAAAATTAAACGTGGCCGCGCTGCTGCTACCGACGTTTGTAACCGTTGGGGTGGATCCATACGGCAACGTTGTTGCGGTTCCAGCGGCGATGGTTGCCGCGGTTCCTGTTGGCCCCGTTGGGCCAGTGGGGCCCTGCGGGCCTACCACGTTACCACAGTCAGTTGTTGCGCCGGTGGTGCTGGTTAATATTAAGTGGCCGGAGCCGTTAATTGTTGCTGATACGTAGCCAGGGATGGGGCCAACCGTTGACGTGGTGCCGTCACTGTAATAAAAAATTAAGTAGTCATTAGAGGTAAGCCCAACGTTTGTAATTAACTTACCGGGTGAAACCACGTTAGCAATCGCTGATACCTGCACCTGTTTGGTCACACCACCCTGGACGACAACCGTTAACTCATTACCGCTGAGTGTCCCGGCTACTGGTAGTTGACTTATTGGTTGATCAGCCATTTTTTATGTATACGTAAATATTCCGTGGGCCACTGCCGTTCCAAACGCTGATATGACGTTTACGTCTACAATTCCAGTAATCGCGTACGCGGGTGTAACGGCAATAATTTCAGTCGACGTTATAACATTGTAACTCGCCGCGTTTACTCCACCAAACTTAACCGCGGTGGCGCTGGTAAAGTTATTACCAAGGATTGTTACCGATGTCCCGCCTAAGTGGCTGCCTGTGTTAGGCGCGACACTGTAAATAATTGGGTACAAAGACGTCGGCGCGTTGGTTGGTGTGCTGGCGCTGTTTAAGTCGCCCTGTGAGCCACCTGCGGGTGGCACACCTTCAATAAATAAAGAGTTCTGCCCCGGGCCGCCTGTTGTAAGAATTTGGTTGGCCTGCAAAGCAATCGACACGTCTGGTCGCGGCCAGCGTAACGCGATATTCTCGGTTTGTCTGGCCGGTAGTCTCCAAGGGTCATACTCATCCAGGTCCACCTTACAGACCCGCATGCCGGGGAAGTTTGGGTCCGGCATGAGGTCAACGTATGGAAACTTACGGTTGCATCTGTCGCATATTCCAACAGATAACACCGAGTTTGAACGTGTGTCAAGGTAGACTGGCATTGATTAGCCTTTAAGCAGTTTGACCGTCGTTTTTAATTAAAACACCACCAATGTTAATACTTACAACAGCCGCCGTTGCCGCGCTACTTGCAATTTGAAATCTTAAATCTGTTCCGCTGGCGTAAGGAAACGGGAAATGTCGTTGTACTTCGTATGTTGTGTTGTAAGGTGTTTGAACAATAACTCGTTGCACGCCACTTGAAGCATTTGTTATTGCTCTATATGTCGTGTAATTGGTACTGTTACCATTGAAGGATGAATATGCACCGTATCTGTAACCATAAAATGTGTAGCCGTTAGGTACGGTGTACACACCCATCTGGGATACACCAATACTGGTTGTTACACCACCCACTGTTGTAGTATTGATTTGAGCGTATACGGTTGTGCTTACAGACAATGTTATAACACCAGACGGATTCGTAGCCGAACCAACAGAGACCGCTATGTTGTTAATGCGGAAATACGAATTGACTGTTGTTACACCAGTAGTTCCATTTAAAACTAAATTTTCTGTTAATAAATTGTAATTTGCATCTAAACCAGTAATTGTAATGGTTGCCGTATCGCCTACCGCATTGCTCACTAAAGTCATCGTAGACGCAGATGTAGGGAACACATAATCCGTTGTTGCCATGTTTTCCCACACGGTTCTAAATAACCCCGCTGTGGCGGGCGTGGTTCCATAAGCAAAAATATTTGCTATGTTGTGACCCATGATTTGACTACGCGCAACTTGAAGTTCAAATGGCTCGTAAGCGCCCTGCACGGTCACAGAATGTGGCGGTGACGGGTTTTGTTGTAAATTTGTGATAAGTGCCATAATTAATTTCCTTATATGTTAAATAAAGGGGGCAAACCCCCTAGGTAATTAATTAGTTGTTAGTGTAGCCGGAACCGTAAGCAGTAATCGAACCATCAGCGTTACGTGCTGTGTAATCCACAGAAATTGTACCACCTAAAGTACCAGTGTTAGCGGAAACAGTAGCAGCAGAGAATGTTAATGTAGCATCTAAAAGGCCAATGTTTTCAATGATAGCTGCAGTCGCTGCAGTTGCTGTAAACACGCCAGAAATACGGCCGCCAGCTGCTGTTGGAGTAATTGTACCGATTGCTGTAGTTGTTTGTGATCCATCAACTGTGCTAGTTTGAACGATGGATACAGTGATTACGCCGCCTGTTAAACCAGTAGCTGCTGTGTCCTGGTAAAGGGTGATTCCTTCGATAATAGATCCTGCAGGTAACACAAATGGTGTTACTGTAGTGGAACCGATGTCAGCAGTTGTTAAAACTGTTGCGCCAGATGTTGTGCCAGAGATTGGGTTTGTGATGTAGCTTTGTTGGCTTAAACGTGCTGCGCCAGTGTTGTCTGGGGCGATTGTGCCGTTGTTTGTTGGGTTATTACGCTTAAATACACGAATTGGGGTTGTAAATGTACTTGACATGTTTGTTTCCTTATCTTAGTGGGTATCCCAAGCTGTCTCTAAGTCGTCTCACCGGGAAGTGTCGGCGGTCAGAATGGGATTAATCTTCCTATAACTATTAATACAAAAAAAATGAATTTGACGCCCTAAAAAAGAAAAAACCCACCTTTTGAGTGGGTTTTTTTGATGCTTGGGTTTGATTAAAGACCAGCTGTACCATAAATGTTACGAGCATCATGCCATCCTGTAGCATAACGTTCTGTTGCCTTATAGCGCATGCTATCAGTTTCAAAGTCTCCCTCCATCGATTTCTCCATTGGACGACGCATAACGAGCATTAAACCGTTTTCTGCGTCAGTCTGGATCCACCAGGCTTTAGAAGAACTCAAACGAGTTACAACGTGTGCGCCTTTTGGTAACATACCAGTTGACTTGATTGGGTTTAAGTCGTTATCAGCTGTACCAGAACGGAGAACAGACTTGAGGATTACCTCTGCCTGGAACTCGAGTGCTGGAGGAACAACTAACTGCTCTGCCTTCAAACGAATACGCTTACCGTTGTTGTCAACAGCAGAACGAATTTGAATCAACATCTGTTCAACAGAAGTTTGGCTCAAAGAAGCAGCTGTAGATAACTGGTTAGAGTAAGAAGCGCCGTTAGCGATTGGGTGAGCTGT